CTTCAGCCAACTGCCGCTGAACTTGAGCTTCTTCAACCCGTTGCTTTAGCGCACCACTATAAGCCTGTTGCCCTGCTTGCAGACCTTGCGCGAGAGACTGACCAAAGCTAACAGGAGTCCGGCTCGGCCCACCGGCGGACAGCAAACCAAGTGCCGCACCAAGCAGACCTTGCTGCTGGGCTTGTTGCTGCGCTAGCCTTGCCTGTTCTTCTCCTAGCAGACTAGGAAAGTACGACGGAGCAGAAGGGAAAAGTGCTGAGAAATCCATAGTTCACCCCATAAGACTTATCTTGCGTTTTTCCAACCGTTTCGGGGCTAGCAACGACAATACGGCATCCTGCTGCACCGCACGAGGATCACCCCGTGTTACCCCGCCGCGCATCATCATCGGTTGCTCTTGCGGCTTTGTAAGGTTCATCGCTTGCATTGCCATCATCGGGTTAAAACTTCTAGTCTTTGCCGCAATCGCTTCTCTCTGTGCTTTTCCAAGTTCAGCGTCTAGCATTTCGTTAGCGCCAAAATCAAGTGATGGAGATGACGCAGCAGGAATCCCAACATTAGACTCTGGACCGTAAAAATAGCCAGGGTTTTGCAGTGCGAATTCTGAAGTCTGAGCAGGGCCAACAGCACCCAACAATCCTTCAGCCGCTCCTGCTCCAGCGGCGCCTTCGGCAGCAGCACCACCTAACCCCGCACCACCCAACAGATACCCGCCTCCACCACCTAGCGCAGCGCCCATCATCGCGCCTTCTAGCGGGTTTTTCTTGTGGGTTGCCGCACCTATAGCAGCACCAGCTATCGCCATCGTCGCCGGATCAGCCATGATTACCTCCCGCTATAACCCAACAAGCCACCAGCAACCGCACCGGGGATTGCGTATTGACCACCAGGAACCATCCCACCCAGCATATATCCGGCAGCAGCTCCACCCAGCCCTTGAGCAAGCGGTGAGCGATACGTCGGTGCAGTGGTAATCGTCCCCATCGGAGCGCCATATACAGCCCCGAGATACGATTGCAATTGGCTGTAAGGAGCTTGTTGCAGGAAGTTGAACCGAGCAATGTCAGCACCAAGAGCTTGCTCCTGATAAGCCTCCTGCGCCTGTCCTGCTTGCAGCAGACGTTGAGCCTGTGCGTAGTCCTGCTCGGCAAGACCTGGAGCCATCCCAGCCGCTTGCAGACGGGTCTGCGCTGCTCCCTGCTCGGCTCCGGTAATCCCTTGCGCCGCTTGCAATTGAGTCTGCAACTGTTGAGCCTGGGTGGCACCCATACCCCCAGCCGCTTGCAACTGAGCTTGCAAGGCTTGTTGCTGGGCCTGTTGCTGACGATTGAGCGCGGCCTCCTGAAAGCCCCGCTCTGCCTGATAGCCTTGGAATCCCAACCTTTCCCCTAGCCCAGCGAGATTCTGCGCCAGAGCCTCAGCCGCACCTGTCTGTAACTGAGCCATCGCCCCAGAACCGTATCGACCGGCTTTGGATGCCTGACTTTCGATACCGGCTAGGTTCCTCTGGAACTCCATCCCAATCGGCCTTGCAGCGGCTTGGAAGGTTCCCTGTAGAAACGGGTTATAACCGAGATAAGCACCAGCAGCAGTGGCGTCAGGAGCAACCTGACCGGCTCGGCTGTAGATGTCACCGTAAGCCCCCATTGCCGGGGAACCCATAGCACGACCGTAGATCGACTGAAACGCGCCCGTAGGAGCCTGATAGCCGGTAGCCTGTTGAGTAGCCTGTTGAGCGGCAGAAACAAGCGGAGAGCCCCCCATCGCCCTCTGCGCTGCCATCTCGATAGCCTGGGTGGAGTATTGGCTTGGGCTGACGTAAGTCTGACCGGGGTAATACTCCAGCGGTCTACCGTACAGACCCTTAGCCTGTTCCAACCCATAAGTTACATAAGGCTTGATGTCAGGGTCAATCTCTTGCCGCTGAACTTGAGTACCACCGCCGCTTGATCCTGCCATGTCACACCTCTGCTATCCATTTTCGTGGGGAAAATCCATGCTTTTTAGCCATTTTCCCCCACCCAGGACGATTCGATTCAAATGAAATTCTACGCGCACCACCTGCTTTTGCAATCTCTTTAGCGTGCTTAAATCCTTCATCCATAATAAAAGCACCCCAACCAACCCAGATATGCAAACAATCACCCATCGGTTGCAACACACCAAAACCAACCGGACGGTCAGTTACTAGCAACCACAACATCGACCTACCATTAAAACAGTCCGTATATACATCCTCTGGAATCCACTTATCCGTTGAGTACTGCATTACCTCAATCAGACCAGGACGGACAAAATCCCAGACCTCCCTCAACCTACTCGGCTCAATAAATACTCTATCCAAGTACGACGTACCTATACGTCTTGCTTGCCGTGTTATTGGCAAAATGATTAACAGTACACTGACCAGACACTTGGTTTGATGCGTAAACGTCTGACGTTGAAGATTCGTCTACCTTGCACAACGTAACAATTGCCGACGGAGTTGACGGTCTAGTAGGATTGGTTTGCGCCGCCAATTGCTGAATAGAAAGGTCAGTGCTGGTTGTAGCCCACATAATTTCAATGTAATCGTTTGCAACTAGCTCAATGTAAAAATTCAAAGCCGCAATTAAATGACCGTCTACACTTCCATGCTTGTTGGGAACCGAAAATTTTGAGTTAGAACCAGCAATATCAGTACCGTTCTTGCGAAACCAAACGTCAGTATCTTGAATTGCGACATTAGTGTTTACAAACTGAATCGAGAATTGAATGTTGTATATCCCAGGGGTGGTAACCGTAACCCGGCTATTGCTGGCAACAGAAACCCCGTTCGCATAGTCTGTCGTGTTAAGAGTTACCGCATACGCTGCCGTGGTGCTTGCAGCTACCTGATCGGTAGTGTCTTGAAAGGCGCCGTATGGCAACTCATCGCCATTAGCAGCAGCACTTGCAGGTACAAATAAAATTAACGAATCTTCGCTGATCCTGGCATCGTAGAGAGTCGTTGTCGTAGCGTTGCCAGTCGCAAGCGTGACATTGCCAACAGAATTCACCTTTCCATCAAGGATACGATTGACGACCTCTGATATTTGTCGTGGGTTACCACCAGCGGGAGGTAGACGGAGAAACATTACCTAACCCCCGTCGGAACGAGATCAACATCGATCCCCATGGCATTAGTCCAGTTACCAGTCGGAGTAACCGAAATCCTGTGGAACCTGCCCCTACTTCTCAGCGACACCCTATTATCCGAGTCAGCAGCGACAGCGGTGGAATACGAGATATTCCCGTCCAGCCTCTTGCGAGACGCCACAGACACCGTTGCAGACCCGCTCTCAACTAATGGTCTGGCAAGCGATACAAGCGTCTCTGCCCCGCCATCAATGTCCCCAGATATGATCTGCGCGGTTAGATTCGGCCCGCCAAACGAGACAATCTTCGCCCCGTCAACCCCGCCAGCCAGCAACTTACCCCCAGCCCAAACCCGAGAATCCAAACTCGCAGGGACGGACTCGATAGACGGGTAAAGCAATGCAAGGCTTTCAAGGTCGGTCGAGCTTGTCGCAATGGTCGAGATGTAATCTGCCGTTGTCTCACCATACGACCACTTATCTAGCGTCCAGTTGTAAACAACAATCCGCTTCGACGCAAAAATATCCGTGAATCCCCAGGTGACAGTCTTGTTCACGGGATCAATCGCAGCCGACATTTCGTTGAGTTTCGCTGGATCAAGTACCGAAAAAAACCATTTGTCTACCTTTTCGTTACCAATCGGCTTTACAGACTGACCGTCGCAAACGTAAAACCCGTCATCCGACAGGAAGTAAGTCATCGACCCGTACTGAACCACAGACCGGCTTTCATAACAGCCGAGTGATCGAGTAAGCGTGTCGAACTGGAAGAAAAGAGGAGCGCCGACGTAGGTCATCCTAGTCACAGCCCGCTCCAAAAGCACGATGCCAAACTCGCCACCAGTTAAACCCCTGACCTCACCACCGTCAGGTATGTCCTGGTAATCAGACTGACTCCCGGCTCCAGATGTCCAGTCAGTCTCGTCGTTTATATCTGACCACTGAACACGGTTAGCAAAACTTGTGGTCTTACCCGCTACAACAAAATCTCGCACAGTCGTTACAAACTGAGCCGTTGGCGCAGCAGCGGCAACATCAGCGAATCCTGTTGACGTACCGATATTCCACGACTGGAGCTTATCCAGCCCGTTCGCAGCTATCAGAATCTTGCCAAACTGCGCGAATCGCCACTGAGTCGTAGCAGAATATGCGGTCGCCCTAGATACGTCTTGCAGATACTTGTACGTCACGGCAGACCCACCGGAGGTATAAGTGCCGTAACCCGTAGAGTTGGTGCTATTCAGACTGAACGAGTTGGCGTCTATCACGGTAATGACATAAGTATTACCGTTTAATTGCGTCATCCCGCCAACACCGGAGATCGTGACAGATATGCCAGTCTTAAACCCGTGTCCCGTTGCAGTGATAACGCAGGGGTTTGCGTTTGTCGCCCCGGTGATTGTTGCCGTTTTGGTAGGCCAATAACGAAATAGCTTATTAGCTCCAGCAGCGAATAGGATAGTTTCAGTCAGCCACCGACCAACAGAGCAGGTCAGTAAATCTTCGCTTGCAGAATTGGAAAAGTCGATCACGGATGGCATTGGCCCGTAACCCACTGCCGTTGGCAGGACATTTTTCGCTTCTGTGATTGCTCCGGCAATTCCTGGCTGATCCGGCAACCACGCTGAAAATTGAACTCTCATTGCACAGTCCAGCTATTTGAGCCAGCAGGTACAGCAGTCCAGATATTACTATCTGGCAGCGTTTCCGTCCATGAATTAGCACCCGCTGAAGCATCTGTCCATATATTTGGCCCAACTGCACTATCCGTCCAAATATTCGCGTCCAAATCCGGTATCGACCACACCCCGACAACAGTAACCGTCCCAACCTCGGCGGTCGCGGCCAACCCAGTTACATCGAGATAGTTGTTGCTCTCAAGCGTTATCGTGCCGAGAGCAGTAGTACCCTGAACCCCGGTAACAGGCACGACAACCAGAATCGTTACCGTTCCAGTCTGGCCCGTAGCAGATACTCCTGTCAGCGGTACGTTCGCATCTGCCGTGACCGTGACATCGCCGACAACACCGCTTGCAGAGACTCCAGAAGGCTCTACAACCGCCTTGGCGACAACGGTGACACTACCGAGGCTTGTAGATGCTTCTACGCCTGTAACGGGCACCAAAGCCTTGGCAATGGCTACAACGTCGCCCAGAGCGGTAGTACCCTGCAAGCCAGTAACAGGGATGTAATTGTTGCTCTGTAGCGTTACCGTACCAAGCGCAGTGGTTCCGGTGACGGACGTTACCGGCACAACAGCAGCTTGCCCGATTGCTATTGAAACGGTTCCAACCGCTCCGGTAGCAGTTACCCCAGTGACGGGGATGTAGTTGTTTGTCTGTAGGGTAACTGTGCCTAACGCTGTAGTTCCCTGAACCCCAGTAACTAAAACGCCAGGAGTTGCTACACCTGACGTTGAAAATGGGAATTCAGCAAAACTAGCGTGACCAAACATCACGAACCCGAAGTGACAAGTTCAACCTGATCGACAACGACCTCAACCTGCGGCTCGACAATAACCTCAGATTGCTCGGCAACCAGCGACCACCCTGCCTCGGCAAGTATCTCGTCCGTGACAGCTTCGCCCGTCCGTGTCGTGAAGTCTGGCAGCCTTACGCGAAACGGCCGCGATTCGCTTGTAGCCCCGCTGATGTGTCGATACATGGCGTCCTCACGCGAGTTGATATACACCGTAGACGTTGTTCGTAATGGTCGATG